GTTGGTAAAGCCTTTGCACCAGATGAAGAACCTGTGGCTGCAAACCTTGTAAAGCAAGACCTTACAAGCAAAAATAATAAAGATAATAAAAAAAATAAACGCAAAGAAGTGAAAGGCGTTGATGTTGGACAGTTCGCTAAAGGGGTGATTATCCCATCAACTTCAGAAATGGATCTCGCACTAGCCCCAACAACAATTACAAAAAACTAAACCATGTCAAAAAACACACCAATTACAGCAAGAGTAAGCACAGGCTTATTTAACAAAAAGAAGGGAGTAACAGAACCTCTACTAAACGTAGGACAAGCTGGAGTTCACGGTAATAATCAAACCAGAGATATTCCGTCGCCAAGTAAAATAAAAGGGTACGCAATGAAAAGTTCTCCTTTTAAGCAGGTGGTAACTGACGGAAAACCTATAGAGGCTAAGATTCCGGGTAAAGATACAACTGAAGAAGTCATAACTCCTGGAACACCTGGAACATCTAATTACGATGCGGCTGTCGCGGCTGAAGGTACTAAACAAGTTGATCCTAAGAAAATTACTCCGGCGATGACAGCAAGGGCTAATAAGAAAAGAGCTGACTCGAAGGCAGCCGATGCAGCGGCCGCAAAACCTACAAAAACAACTAAGATTGTTAAAGGTAAAGATATTGATCTTAAAGATTTTGAGGTTGAAGGCAAAAGAGGTATGGTTGAAAGCTGGGAAGCTGGATCTCAAGGTAGACGAATGAAAAAACTGAGTGATGATATTTCAGACTCGCAGAAAAAAGTTGATAGATACAAAGGTCGACTTAAAGGATACGCTAAGCAAGATGAAAAAGGCAACTGGGTTAAAACCGATAAAACCGTATCTGACAGTAAGTTTAATAGAAACCTTAGAAAATTTCAAGAATCCTCAAGAAACGTAAAAGGGTCTCAAGGTCAGTATGATGTTTATTCCAAAGGAGTTTCACGAGGAGCTAGCGGATATCGCGGAGGTACATTTAATGTAACAGAACAAGCTACAAAGAAATCACTAGGAAGCCCAAAGGAACAAATAGCTTTTGAAACAGACCAGTCAGGTATTAAAAAGACTGGAAAGGATGCAACAAATACAAATCCTTTAGAGTCTACGAACAAAAAGAGCAACAAGTTCTTTAAAAAGACTACTCCTTTAAAAATGAAATACTTTAAATAATGGCATACAAGCAAGAACCTAAATCCCCGATATTAAAAAGGTGTTGGGAAGGGTACTCCCCAGTACCTGGTAAAAAGAAAGAGGAAAAAGGAAGTTGCGCGAAATCACCTGCTAAAAAGACCGCAGCTTGGACACGCAAGGAAGGCAAATCAGAAACTGGTGGTTTGAACCAAAAAGGTGTTGATGCTTATAAAAGAGACAACCCTGGGTCTAAGTTACAAACAGCAGTTACGACAAAACCATCTAAACTTAAAAAAGGTAGTAAGGATGCTAAGCGTAGAAAATCGTTTTGTGCAAGAATGAGCGGAATGCCAGGAGCTATGAAAAAACCTAACGGAGAGCCAACTAGGAAGAAGTTAGCTTTAGACAAATGGAATTGCTAATGGCATCAAAAGGACTAGGAGATACAATAGAAAAAATTACAAAAGCAACAGGAATTAAAACAATAGTAGATAAACTTCCTGGTGATTGCGGGTGTAACAAACGAAAAGAGGCACTAAATAAAGTGTTTCCATATAAACAAAAATAGTAACAATTAAATCAAATCATTATGAGTAAAGTAAAAACAATTGAAGTAGAAGCAAAAGAAGTAAAGTCGATTTCAGAAGACCAATTAAAAGGCTTGCAAGAGGCTGTTAACAAACAGAATCAAATTCAAATGCAAATCGGAGGTCTTGAGGGTCATAAAGCAGAGTTAGTAATTCAATTACAAGGTGTAGTGAAAGATCTTTCTGGATTACAAGCCGATCTTGAAAAAGAGTTTGGAGCTGTTAATATTGACCTACAAACAGGAATTATTTCAGATGCATCTAATTCGTAAGATAAGCATCGGTAAAGACTATAAGAATGACGCTATGCACTACGCTGTTGGACAGGAAGTGTATGGCGGTCATACTATAGCTCATATATTGGAAGAAGAAGAAAAGTACTCTATACATATAACAAAAGGCGATACAATAATGCCTTGGAAAGACTTTAATAAAAACATGTCCATTTCTGTGGAGTACGATTTAAACTATTAAAATGCAAAGCGTTTTTAATTATTTAGTAAAACCCAAAGGCAACAGAACCGTTGGATTTAAAAAAATAGAAGGACAAACATTATTACTCAATACAGATCTACAGAATCACAGTTATACGAATAGAGTAGGGACAATACTTAATTTACCTCTAGTTGGTAATGAAGAATTAAAAGAAGGAGATGACGTAATTGTGCATCATAATGTTTTTAGAAGGTTTAGAGACGTTAGAGGCAATGAGAAGGATAGTAAAAATTATTTAGCTGAAGATGTTTACACCGTACAAGCTGATCAAATATACGCTTTTAAAAGAGACGACGAATGGAGAGCTTTAAAAGGGTTTTGTTTTATTAAACCCATAAAAGAAGACAAGATGTTTTCTGTATCATTTGAGAGGCCATTAATAGGTATTGTAAAACTAGGTAATGACGAAATAAAAACCGAGTCATTAGTAGGTTTTAAGCCGAACTCAGAATATGAGTTTGTAATAGAAGGGCAGAGGTTATACCGAGTACCCATCAATTCAATCACAATCAAATATGAATATCAAGGAAACGAAGAGGAATATAATCCAAGCTGGGCAAGTGGCAGTTGAGGAGTTGATAAAAGTAGCTAAAGAATCTATAATTGATTCCGAGGATGATTTAACAGCAGATAAATTAAAAAATGCCGCAGCTACTAAGAAGTTGGCTATATTCGATGCTTTTGAAATACTAGCGCGGATTGAGGAAGAGGAGAGAGTGTTGGAAAACAAACCTAAGAAAGAGCTTGAAACAATAGAGTTTAAAGGCTTTGCTGAAAGAAAATCTAAGTAATGTACGAGCAGAGCTTATACAGGGTTGTAACCCCTATAAAATTAACTACTATTTCTAGACTTAACAAAGGAAAGAAGTGGGGGTATGGATACAACAAAGAGCACGACATTGTAGTAATAAGCAAAACTGGCCAAATAGGTGAAATATACGAAATACAAAACCTTAGGATAGCTTTACCGAAGTCGCTAGGTAAGTTAGCTAAGACAACAGACAGATGGACTGTCGAGGAGTACCCTAGAGAATTAAATGCTATAAAGAGTATATTTGATTGGAGGGATTATCCTGAAGATTTTAAAACTAAATGGGGACCATATATAGATGAGCAATTTAATAAAAGAGAAAACGGACACTGGTTCAATAATAAAGGTGTGGATACTTACATTACTGGTGCTCACTTTATGTACTTGCAGTGGTCCAAAATTGATGTTGGTAAGCCGGAATTTAGGGAATCAAACAGATTATTCTACATATTCTGGGAAGCTTGTAAAGCAGACAGAAGAAGTTATGGTATGTGCTATCTCAAGAACAGACGTTCAGGCTTTTCATTCATGGCATCTGGTGAGACCGTTAATATGGCAACAATATCGTCCGACGCACGTTTTGGGATTTTGTCCAAATCTGGTGCCGATGCAAAGAAAATGTTCACAGATAAAGTCGTACCCATTTCTGTTAACCTACCGTTCTTCTTTAAACCCGTACAAGACGGTATGGACAGACCGAAGACAGAACTTGCGTACCGAGTACCTGCATCAAAATTCACAAGGAGGCGACTCGATTCGAATAAGGCTACAGAGACCATCGCGGGACTTGACACAACGATTGACTGGAAAAACACCGGTGATAACGCGTACGATGGGGAGAAACTCAAACTTCTCGTCCATGACGAATCGGGTAAATGGGAAAGACCGAACAACATCCTCAACAACTGGAGGGTTACGAAAACAACATTAAGGTTAGGAGCAAGAGTTATTGGAAAGTGTATGATGGGATCAACGTCAAACGCTTTAGATAAGGGTGGTGAGAATTTTAAAAAGCTATATGCAACATCAGATGTTACAAAAAGAAACGCCAACGGACAAACTCGCTCAGGATTATATTCTTTGTTCATTCCTATGGAATGGAATTACGAAGGATTCATTGACGCTTATGGAATGCCTGTATTCAATACCCCACCAGAAGGCTGTGAAGACCCACATGGCGACCCTATTGAAGTCGGAGTCATTGAACACTGGAATAATGAAGCTGAAGGATTAAAAGGCGACCAGGACGCTCTAAACGAATATTACAGACAATTCCCTCGAACAGAGGAACACGCTTTTAGAGATGAAACTAAAAACAGTATATTTAACTTAGCAAAAATATACGAACAAATAGATTACAACGAAGACTTAGCCAACAGTAATGTAGTTACAAGAGGTAGTTTTCAATGGCAAAATGGTATAAAAGATTCTAAAGTTATATTTAGTCCAAATCCACAAGGTAGGTTCTTAATAACCTGGACACCTGCTTACGATATACAGAACAGGCAAATAATTAAGAATGGGGTTAGGCATCCAGGTAATGAACATATGGGGGCTTTTGGTTGTGATAGTTACGATATATCAGGAACAACTGATGGAAGAGGATCTAAAGGCGCTTTACACGGTTTAACTAAGTTTAGTATGGAAGACGCTCCACCGAGCACTTTCTTTTTAGAGTATGTAGCAAGACCACAAACGGCTGAAATGTTTTTTGAAGACGTATTAATGGCTTGTGTGTTTTATGGAATGCCTTTACTATGTGAAAATAACAAACCTAGGCTTTTGTATTATTTTAAAAGAAGAGGTTACCGAGGCTACTCGATGAATCGTCCTGATAAGCTTTGGAATAAACTATCAGTAACAGAAAGAGAGATTGGTGGAATACCGAATTCAAGTGAAGATATAAAGCAAGCGCATGCATCCGCTATAGAAATGTATATAGACGGTTATGTAGGTTTAAAGTCTGATGGAAATTACGGTACAATGTATTTTAATGAAACCCTAAATGATTGGTCAAAATTTGATATAAACAATAGAACAAAGTTTGATGCAGCAATAAGCTCAGGCTTAGCGCA